TTCAGAGCGTGAAAGCGTGGCACGCCGATTATGAAGTGGTAACACAGGTAACATGATGGAAAAGCGACTTTCTGAAATTACCCGTGCGGAGTGGATAGCGTTTCGATGGGTTGAGGCGCCTCAGGCAATGGAAGACGAAGACAGGATTTTCGTGACCGACGGGAAACGAACGCCGGACGAAGCAGCACAGGCGGCTGAAGATTGGGACATGACGGCAGAAGAAAGGGCGGAATTTTAAATGATTCAGAACCCAAAAACATTCTGGAACGGCATAGCGAAACAACCGGACTGGATGAGTATTTTTTAACGGCCATTAAGTGAAAGGCGACGCATGAAGATTTTAGTCACCGCAAGATATGTATCAGGATTGGCGCAAGAAGGCGGATCAAGCCGGTTTTATAAGACCGTCATTGATACGTTGTGGTCTATGGGCCACACAGTCACGGCCACGAATAATCCGGCGGAATATACCCATATCGGCTTTGACCTGATTATATGCAGCCACGGGGAAATCCTGGACGCGATCAAAGCGAACCCGGCTCCCAAAGTCTGCATTTCGCACGGGATCATTGAAGACGAAAAAATGCGCCACGGCGCTGATAGATACGTTGCAGTCAGTGAGGAAGTGCAATCGTTCAACCGGGAGCGCGGCTTTGAAAGCGAAGTTATACCGCAGCCGATCACGATAGGGAAACAGGTCAGACCGGGCGCGGAGCTGAAAAACATCCTTATCATCCGGCGCTATCCGATGACCCATGACCCGTTTGAATTTCTGGCCGAGAAATACAATGTCACGGAGAGCGACATTGATAAGCCTATTGAAGATCAAATCGCGTCGGCGGATTTATGTATCACCCTGGGACGCGGGGCGCTTGAAGCAATGGCGCAAGGAAAACCCGTCATCGTTGCCGACAACCGGGAATACATCGGCGCTTTTGGTGATGGGTATGTCAACGCCTCGAACATCAAGGAAATCGCACGCTGCAATTTTTCCGGCCGGCGGTTTAAACATTCCCTTACCCGCGAATGGATCGAAGCGGAGCTGGCAAAATACAACCCGGCTGATTCGGATTTCCTTTATAATTACGTCAAGGAAAACCACGAAGCGGGGAAAATAGTCGGGCGGTATCTTAAAGAGACACAGATACATTTAATCATGCCGTTATGGAGAAAAGAAAACGTCGGCATTCTAACCGCCGCATACAGGCCGATGCGCGTCATGTTGCATCCTATAATGTTTCAGGATGAAGCCATGGACTTTAACGAGCCATGGATATTCCCGGTCGTGATTCCCATGGACTCCAAAGACTGCGAGGCGGCGCACCCCGGCACGTTCAAACGGAACTGGTTTATTGAGAACTGCCAGATATTCAACGACGATTATTATGTCACCGTTGACGACGACGATATGTATGAGCCGAATGTCATGAGCGAAATCAAGGCTATGGATGACGACATTGTGATTGTCAGCATGAAGCGCGGCCACAAGATACCCGTTCAGGCTGTCCCCCATCGAAGATACCCGACGAACACGCTTTTGGCCTGTCCCGACAACGTGAAAATCTCATCTATCAGCGGCCAGCAGTCTTTCGTCAAAGGCAAGATATTCAAGGCGCACATATTTGACGACATGAGCGGCACCTGGGACGGTGAAATTGCAATGCACCATAATGAATCCGGTGAGCAAATCGCTTTCCGGCCTGACCTGTTCGCGCTGTTCAATTTCTATGAGCCTGGCCGATGGGAAAAGGGGCTTAATGTTTCTTTCGGCACGATGGTTAATGATCCCTTGCGGCTCGATATGGTGCTGAAGCAGTCGCAAATTCCGAGGTCTGAATATGTCAACTTCCATTTCATTCAGAACCCGGAAAGCGCCACGAAGGGATTGAACTTCCTGTTGGACAAGATCGATGCAGAGGGTTCAGACGTTGCAATCCTCGTTCATCAAGATATGTATTTCAGCGCCGGATGGATCGAGAAAGTCAAGATCAAGCTGGCTGAACTTCCTGATTCGTGGGTTGTCGCTGGGATCATCGGCAAGGACATGGACGGGCTTATTTGCGGCCAGTTTCACGATATGAGAATCCCGTTGGATTTCGACACGTCGCACGTCCATACGTTTCCGCAGGCGGCGTGCTGTTTTGACGAATGCGTGATTATGGTCAACATGGCCAGCCGGTTCCGGTTTGACGAATCCTTTGAGGGGTTTGATCTTTACGGGACGCTGTGCGTGTTGGAGGCGTGGGAAATGGGCGGGACGGCGTGGGTGATTGACGCCTATGCTGAACACTACTGCATGAGGCCGTTTTCGTGGCACCCCGACGACCTTTTTGTGCAGAACTACAAGCGGCTTTATGACAGGTTCAAGAATATCCGGGTTGACTCAACGGCCCTTGGGCTACCCCCGGACGGACGTGTAAGATTTGAAACATCAGCGGCGATAGGAGAGGAAAAGAAAGTAGCTTAACAACAAATCAGGGTTTTCCCAAAGGGCGGCCACCCCGAGGGAAATGCAAAAAAGAATTAAGGGCGGCAGTGAGGTGCCTCACCATCTCATTGTCCGCCCTTTTTCTTTGCCCTGAAAAAACAGGAGGAAGGAAAAATGGCAAAGATTTCAGGAAAAAACGGGAAGGTAATGTACGGCTCCGTCGTCGTGGCGGAACAGGTATCTTGGTCAATGAGCGGCGTAACCATGCCGACGACCAAGGCACCGACGGCTTTCGGTGATACGGGAATGGCGGTCAAGGAAATCACCGACCTGCCGGACGCGGGTACTTTGGAATTTAACGGAAACTGGGACCCGTCCAACGCAACCCAGAAGGCCCTTCACACGGCTTGCGCGGCAGGAACGCACCTGACGAACCTCTATCTCTATGCCAATACCAGCACGTTTTGGCGGGTAGGGACTGGCGGTTACATCATCGTCACGAAATCGCAGGCGATTACGCTGCCCCGGAACAATTTCGGCACGATTGCTTTCAGCGGCGACATTTCCACGGCGGCGATGGAGCAGGTCGGAACCGGAACCTGATAAGCGGCGCGTTTAAATGCCCAGCATTCAACGATCTCGGAGCGAAAGTGTAAATATCCGGGATAGAAAGGCAAAGTTTTATGACCATTTTCAATGATAACGGGGCGGCAGAGAATCAGGGGGTTTGGTTCAAATTCCAGACCTCCCGGTTTGACGCCGAAAAAAAGGAAACCGTGTTTGATCCCCCGGCGGATGACGCGGCGGAGTTTTGCGTTCGTTCTTTGATCCCGTTCTTTACCGAGCGGATGAAAGCGCGAAAAAAGAAATCTGAATTTATCTTCAATCCGTCAACGCGGGCGATGGAGCGGGTCAGTTATTATCCTGACCTGACTCCCGAGGAAGTTCAGAAAGAGCAAGAGGACGCATGGGACTACCTCATTATCGGGGTCAAGAATGCAACGTGGGCGGACGGAACCCCCATTGAGTGCAACCGCGCAGATAAGGTCAAGCTGATGAAGATAGAGCAGTTTGATCTTTTCATCGGCCACTGCCTGAAAGTATTGGCAACCGGGGAAAAGAACGAGGCAGAAGTAGCCGAAAAAAACTGATTGAAGCCGCGAAGTGGCTCATGGAGTACGGGCCGATTTGCGGTGATTGTCGGCGGATGTACGCAGAAAGGAATCCACCCGGTGAGGCCCCGTGTCAATCGTGCCGCGTGGATGCGGTGGAAGAAAATGAAGATGCGATAAGAATTTTTTTCTTGACACAGTTTCAAGTCATCATGGGGCCACGTGGCCCCGTGGACATTAACCATCTTGCCGTTCATGCGGCGATGGAACTTTACGGGATCAGGGACAAGCGGCGGTGCTTCGAGGGCGTCTTGAAGCTGGCTAGGTGGTGGCTGGAAAATATCAAAGAGGGAAATGATGAGGGTTGAAAACTGGAATCCAAACGCAATGGACGAAACCTTTGAAAACGTCGCCATTGAACGGCTTGTTGACGGTGCTGAACTTGTCGCAACGGCGGCAAGGCGTCTGTGTCCCGTCGGAACCGTGTCGCGTCCTATATATAAGACCGGCCCTTATGCCGGGAAAAACTGGACAGCCAGGGACGCCGGACAGCTTAAGCGTTCAATCCGTGTTGTCAGACAGAAAACAAAAAGCGGCAAGGCATTTTCAAAGAAACGAAACGTCCGAGTGTATGCCGGTCACTTCCTCGCATACTACGCGAAAATTGTTGAGTTTAACGGTAGGGCTTTCATGCGTCCGGCGCTGACTGCTTCACTGGCCGGACTTAAGGAAATCATCGGAGCAAAGTAATGGCTGAACAAAAAATCGGAACTGTCTTTGTTGAACTTGACCTCGATCCCTCGCGTTACACGAAGGGACAGCAGCAGCTTCTTAAGGACGCCACTACAACAACGCTTAATATTGAAGAAAACTTCAAAAAATTAGGCATTAAGTCATCGGCTGAAATGGATTTAATGAGGCAGAAAATCCAGAACAGTTATGACATGATTGCTAATTCCTCCAAAGCCACGGCGAACGACATCATCCGGGCAGAGCAAGCGAAGAACGATCAGTTAAACCGCCTCAACGAACAGCAGTTCGGGAAACAGAAAACATTTTTGTCCGACGCGAAAGAAAATTGGAAAGCCTATACAGCGTCCATAATCGCCGCCGGGTATGCCGCGAAAGAGATGATTGATGCGTCTCTTAAAATGGAGCAAATCACATCCTCGTTGAAGGCGGTGACTGGCTCATCCCAAGGCGCGGCGGTTGCATTTGACTATGTTCGCAGCGAATCCCAGCGGCTTGGACTTAACCTCGAATCAACCGGGCTTGCGTACGCCAAATTTGCCGCAGCAACAAAAAACACAACCCTTGAAGGCGAAGGCGCAAGAAAAGTATTCAGCGGGGTGTCAGAGGCGGTCACGGCCTTAAAGCTCTCCGGCGAATCAGCAAACGGCATTTTCCTTGCTCTGTCACAGATGATGTCCAAGGGCAAGATCAGCGCGGAAGAATTATCAGGTCAATTAGGCGAACGGTTGCCCGGCGCTGTTAAATTAACAGCCGACGCGATGGGTTTGACCACGCAAGAGCTGCTTAAGCAGATGCAGGAAGGCAAGTTAATGTCCGCCGATGTATTGCCGAAATTGGCAGAACAACTGCATAAGACATACGGGTCGGCAGCGGTTGAGGCGGCAGAAGGCGGTCAGGCCGCAATCAACAGAATGAACAACGCCATGTTTGAAACAAAGGCGACTGTTGGCGACGCCATAATGCCCGTTTTTGCTGACATGGCGCAAGGGATCTCATTACTCGCGCCATACATAACCGCATTTGTCGGCGGCTTGAAGATGTCAGCGGTAGAATTATTCGGCTTTGTAGATAAGGCGTCAACGATAGCCGTTAGTATATTTTCAGGCGCTATTTTCGGCTCCGGCGGGTTTGATAAATTAAAGAAAGACCTCTCTAATATCGACGCTGCGGTTGCCGATTCCAAAAAGCAAATATACAAGGACATTGACAAAGTGGCCACGGCGCAAGAAAAAGCCGGTGAAGCAAACCTGCAAATGATGAAAGCGCAGGCCGCCGCGTCAAAGAGCACTTCTAACGCCATAACTGCAGAAGAAAAGAAAGCCGCAACCGCCCGCGAAACCGCGACAAAGCAGCTCACAGAGGCAATCCGCAAGGCCAATGTTGATATAGATCAAATCAATAAGACCACCTTTGAAAAAGAGATGGTCAGGATCAACGCAGAAGAGCAGGAATGGCTTAAAAAGACGCAGAACGATGTCCTCGTTGCTGAATGGAAATCCGGTCAAATCATCCTTGCCAATCAAAAACAGGAAGATGAAACCTTCAAGATGTGGCGCAAGGCGGCCGAGGATGCGGAAGCCGCGATGAAAGCGGAGGCCGAGCTTGGCATTAAGATGACCGATGAAATTATCAAGCGCTGCGACGAACGGCGGAAAGCGGAAATCGAAATCTATAAAGACCTGCGCGGCTATGAGACAGAGAACTACAACGCCACGCTAGAATTGATAAAAAAGAAAGAGACTGATCTTCGCGCTTTGGGTGTGTCCGAAATTGCCATTGCCGCATGGGTGGCAGAGGAAACCCGGAAAGCGGAGTTAAAGAAAGCCGAATATTCCGATTCGTTCTTTGACGGCGTTAAGGCCGGGCTTGAAGACATTGCCGCAAAACAGACTTCATGGGGCAAGGTCGGCATTGATACCGTCAAATCCTTTTCAGACAACGCCTCGAAGACGATGGGCAGCGTGTTCTTTGACGCCTATAAGGGGCAATTAAAGAGCGCCACGGAATACTTCACAGCGTTTGGGGATGCAATCGTAAAGACCTTTACGGACGCCCTTGCTAAGATGATCGTTGAAGCCGCGTTGAGCAAGATCACAATGTCATTCAACGCCACTTGGACAGAGGGCGCGGGCGCTGTCCTCGGGGCCGTCGGCAAGGTGCTTGGATATGCGGCGGATTGGTTTTTTGGCGACATGGTTCCAGACGCTGGGCAGGCATACGGCGGCTTGATTGGTGGCCTTAACCCCGGCGCAGACTCTTACGCTTACGATACCGTCCCGGCCATGTTGTCGCCCGGCGAATACGTCATGCCGCGATCGGCGGTTAATCAGGAAACCGTCGGCGCCCTGGAATACATGAGGCAAACCGGGCAGAGGCCAAGAGGTTATTACATCGGTGGAATAGTTGGTGGGCTGGTCGTTCCGCCCGTTGTCGTTCCTCCTGTCGAGCCGCCTCCGCCGCCCCCGCCCCCGCCTCCAATCCCAACACAAGGCACCACTCCTGGGCAGGGACCATCGGCGCGAGAAATGGCGATACGGGCTTTGTATGACGCAAATCCTGAACTATGGGCCATGCTCGACAGCACTTGGAACTGCTATGGCGACTTTGGCGTTGATCCTGCCGTGGGGTCGGGCGGTTATATGGTAAACACCGCGCCGGAGCGGATGCTTCAGGATCCGACAGCATTTGGCCTGATGGCGGCTTCGGAAAACTGGCTTTATGGGAAAAGGATAAACGGGGCGCAATCGGTATTTGAATATTTGCTGGATTATGGAACATTAAAGCATCTTCAAAAATACTGGTCTTCTGCGCAGGCCCCTGACAATAACGGCTGGACATACACCACATTCTTATTGAATAGGCTGACCAACAAAATAGGGTACGGTCATGAGTATGGGTATAATTTAAAAGGGAACGAGGCTCGAAATGACTGGTTTCCGTGGGTCCACGGAGGACTGATGGCCGCTAGTGCCGCAGTTGCGACTTATGGCGCTGGATTAGCGGGGGCGGCTATTGGATCTGGATTATTTGGGACGGGCGCGTCTATCGCGGGCGTTACTGCCGCACAGATCGGCGGTGCCGTCGGAGGATCGCTGGGTGCCAGTTCGTTCAATGCATTCCAACAAGTAGGCACTGATGCTCCGTTTAACTGGGCGACCATGGCCATGAGCGCCGCATCGGGGGCCTTCAGCGGAGCCTTGATAGGCAGTTCTAATTTATTTACACAGGGGGGCCAGGCAGCCAGAGAGCTTACTGCTAATACCGCAGGCAACGCAGCTTATCACGATGCGTTAGCGTCTGGATTGTCGCGGGAAGCCGCTGAAATTGCCTATATCAACGCCTATAATGCCTCATTAGCTAATGCGACGGCAGAAATAATTCAAGACATGGGAATAAGCGCACTGACTAGCGTTGGGAAAAAATACGCCATAAGCTGGCTACTTGGATTAGTTATGGGTAAGCCACAAAGCGGCACCCTCGGCATCGGCTTTGAGGGCGTGTCCGGCGGTGAAGGTCTTGCCGCGTCCATCAAGAATTTTCCCGGCAGCATCGGCGGTTCTTTCGGATTCCCCGCAAAGAACGGCCTTGATTACGTCCCCCGCGATAACTTCATGATCCGGGCTCACGAAGGCGAGGCTGTTCTTACTAAAGAGGAAAACAAAAGGCGACGGAACGGCGGGAACGTCCTTCATTTCCACTTCCCGAAAGCGCTGGTGGTTGACCGGAAGGCCGTCAATGAATTGGCCGGGCTGATCTATCCGAGGCTCGAGAAAATGGCCGCGTGGGGGCATTGATCATGGGAAAAGCGAGGTTTTTATATTCCAACCTAATCACCGACGAAA